CGCAGAAGGAGCGCATCGACTCGGATCTATCCGCGTACAAGCGGCTCAAGCCCGAAATCCTGGAGCGTGGTTCGGAAGTCCGTACAAAGATCGAAGGGGAGTATGCCTACCTCAAGTCGATTGGCGACCCGGATTCCGTGGAAACCGAACTCAAGGCGATCAGGGCGGTACTGGGGCCGTTGGACAAACTCGAACGCGCAGCCAGCGCAAGCCGGGCTCAAGAATCAGAGGAGCAGGGCGGCAGCGGCAGCGACGGGAGGCAGAGGGATGGAGCAGGCAAGAGCCTGTTCGACCAGCTGAGGCCTGAAGTCCGGAAGAAGTACGAGGGCATGATCGAGCGAGGCTTGTACAAGGACAAGGCCGCAGTCGAGAAGGAACTTGTGTATGCCTCTCCAAACGTCCGCGCGAGGTTGGGCCTAGCGGCTTGACCGTTCTCCAAACCATCTGTCGGTGGTCCAATCCCGGATTCGCAGGGTAGGACCGTGCATCAAGGCATCCTAGTCCCGACAAAGTTCACGCCCGAGCAGGTAAAGCGGGCGCAGACGAAGCGAGTGGAGTTCAGGCCCAACCGCTACACCAGCGGCTCGGCAAACCTGGACGACATGATCGCTTTGGGCAAGGCGGTCATCCTCTGCGCAACCCACGCAAGGAAGTTCAATCCGAAGCAGGCGCATTACCGCGCCCATCCGGACAAGAACCTCAGGCGTGTACGGGGCAACTGCGACGTGTGCCAGCAGTTCGGCTTTGCGTCTCTTTTCCTGAACGGAAAGGACGCGGAGGACGAGCAGCGCAAGGTGGAGAAATTCCGCCGAGCGCTTGAGTACGGCCACATCTTCAGAGGATAGGAGTACCACATGGAGTTCAGTTATGACTTAGGCGGTGGCTCAACGGCCATCGTGAAGAAGTACCAGGTCGCCGCCACCAACACTACGATCGGCGTGCCGTACATGAAGATCGCAGACGGTGGCACCGGCATCGTGCTTGGCACCACTACCGATGCCCGTGATTTCATGGGCGTGAACCTGGATGCGGCCGGCACTTACGTTACCGCGCAGCAGACGGCCAATGCCGACACCGAACGCCTGACCTCCCTGGTCGTCAACCCGCTCGCCGTTTACCGGGCCCGTCTGTGCGGCGGGGCGGCAAACGAAGCCCTGACGATTGGCACGGAAACGGCTGGCTCGACAAGCGGTCTGGTGGTCACGGTGTCCGGCATCGACCCGAACAGCCCGGATTTGAACGAAGGCGTTGTCTGGGGCTACAGCGGCGCGAACGCCGGGAAGGTGAGAAGCATCATCACCACTGCGGCGAACGTGGCAAACACCACGATCGCGTTCCCGGTTGACATCGTGATCGGCGATCGTTTCCTGTTCGCCAACCTGCGTCCTGGCCGCACGGTTCTCGGTCAGTTGGGCACCGACCTAACGAACATCGACGCGAGCGCAACGCTCTCTGGAGAAACGACCTATATGTCCACGGTCGAACTGATCCTGAATGATCTTGCGGGCGAGGGGACCATCAACAGTTACGCGCTGATCCATTTCGGTGATCACGCCCTGCTGTCGATGGCTCCGTAACCTAACCCGGGATCAAGGAGAAAAACATGGCTACCCCAATGCAAGCAACGAGTTTCGGGGACTTGCTGGATCCCCGCTTCACCAGGATTTTCCACGAGGAGAAGGACCAGGTTCCCAGCATGATCGGGGACATCTACACGATGGTTCCGCACAACGGCAGGCAGAACATGACCTGGTCGGAAGTCGGGACTCTCGGGGACTGGGACTCTTTCAGCGGCACGGTCAATTTCGCATCCCTGAACCAGGGCTACGACGTGACCATGACGTTCGCCGAGTTCGCCCGCGGCATCCAAGCCGAGCGCAAGCTGGTCGACGACGAGCAGTTCCACATCCTCGATCAGCGGCCGGCGGCTCTGGGCTCAAGCTACGCGAGAACCCGGGAGCAGCACGGAGCACGACTGTTCAACAACGCCTTCTCGGTGGATTCGTTCTTCTACGCCCACTCCGAAGGTGTTGCGCTGTGCTCGAACAGCCACACCACGACTTCCGGCGCCTCAACCTCATCCGGGTTCGACAACCTCATCACGGCCTCGCTTACGGCAACGGCTGTGGCGGCGCTGCGAATCCAGATGAAGGGATTCCGCGGCGACCAGGCCGAGAAGATCGACGTGACGCCGGACGAGCTCTGGTATCCCGTGGACCTCTACGAGCAAGCCTACGAAATCATGAAGGCTTCCGGCAAGGTCGATGTGGCGACCAACAACCCGAACGTCCACCAGGGCGCCTACAAGCTCATCCTGTTCCCCGACTCGGTGAACTTCACCGACACCAACGACTGGTTCGGCATCGACAGCCAGCTCAAGGAGATGTCCGCCTTCTGGTTCGATCAGGTGTGGCCGAACGGCGGCCCGGAGTTCGGCTCGACGGAGGAGTTCGACACCTACGTGTCCAAGCACCGCGCCTATGCGCGCTACACCAACATCATCAAGCGCTGGCCCTGGATCCTCGGCAGCCAGGTCAGCTAGTGGCCTACGACCTCGCGAAAGCGACGATGGCCGCGGGCGGCGGCGGATTGCGCGGC